GTTGGTGGAAATTAAGAATAGATTACATGAGGCACCTCCTATTGATTATGGTGATGCGCCAGAAAGAATGGACCCTACCTTACAAAGTAAATTAGAAACTGGAGACTTTCCAGGAGCTGGAAGTGAAGCTTTTCCAGAAGTACCAGAAGAAGGCATTACAAATACGTTTGAAGAATTAATTGCTTCTAAAAGATTTCAGGATGTGGTCAGGACTGTAAAACATTATACCGGTGTACAGAATGTAACACCAGATAGTTTTGGGCAATTACAACAAATGTTAATGCAATCAGTACAACGAATATTTCAGATAGAAGGACAAAATAAAGAAAAATTAGAAGAGTTAGCTGTAAATATTGTAAGAGAACAACTTGCTATTCCTGAAGATGCCTTACAGTTTGACGCAAAGATTGTGGGAATGCAAGAAATGGACACGAGCGGAATGAATCCTGGTGGAGAACAGCAGCAACAACAACAACAAAATGCAGAAGAAGAAGCCGTTGAAGAGTTTGAAGATTTCGATATAGAAAAACAAAAAAGAAGATTTTTAAATCAATTAATACAAGGGGCATCTAAAAAAGGTCATTATATGTTCCATTTAGTGGAAGAAGACTTAAACACAATAGATAGAGATTTAATTAATTTATATGGTGTAATGATGTCAGTAAATGATTTGGTGTATTGGATTATGCCTGACCAAACAACTATGATGATGGCACAAAGTGGTGAATCTATGGCTGGAAAAGAGGAAGTGGACCCAGAAACTGACCCACCTACAGTTATAGCACGTGGGATAACTTTCCCAGTTTTGGTACATGAATTAATAAAAGGGGTCATGGAGGTACTTGCAACGCAAGGATTGCCGGACGACCCTAGACAGGCACAAATGGTAATGGATTCAGAGGATACTTTAGTTGCTGAGGTTTGGGATTTAAGATTAGGTCCAGTAATATGGGAAAAATTTAGGGAAGCGTACCCTTATGAGTTAATGGATGATGATAAATTAGAAATACAAAATTATCTGTTTAGTGAATTTTCTAGAATGGACGCAAAAGACTTATTTAGATTATCTAAAAATATTTTAGCAGGTAATGAAGAAGGTAAAGAGGGACTTAGAAATATTGTTAAAGGAATAATGGAGGAAATGAAGAAACAAAATTATGAAGATTTTGAACCTACTGATTATGATGAAAGCGAAGTAGGCATCATTGAACCAGAATCTGATATAGAACCAGAGATAACTTCACCGTCTGCAGAAGTAGAATTAGATATGGACGAAATTTTAGATAAAATATTCGCTCAAGGGATGGATTCTCTAACGAGACAAGAGAAAGACTTCTTACAAACACAATCACGATAGATAATTCTAACTATAAGTTTTCTTATATTTATAGTATATGAATAAACAAGAGCTTATACAGGAATATGTAAAGTGTCATAAAGATACTGAATATGCACTTGCGACTTATTTAGAGACTTATGATAACACTCAAAATAAACACGTACCATTCCAGCTATTTCCTGAACAAACTAAAATGATTAATGATTTTGAAAATCATAATGAAAATATTGTATTAAAATATAGACAAGCAGGTGTGTCTACCGCTACATCGGCGTGGATTTCTAAAAAATTACAATTTGCTTCTTCTGAAAAACCTGAATCAGTTCTACTATTAGCTAATAAATTAGATACTGCCACGGAGATGGCTAATAAAATTAAAAATTTCTTAAGACAGTGGCCTGATTGGATTCATGTAGGATTTGATAAGGATAAAAACTCGCAAAGACATTATAGATTAACAAATGGGTCCGAAGTTAAGGCAGTAGCAACCTCTGTAGATGCGTTAAGAGGATATACTCCAACCATTCTAATATTTGATGAAGCAGCATATATTGAAGCTGGAAGTGATTTATGGGCTGCATGTATGGCTTCACTATCTACCGGTGGTCAGGTCATCGTAATCTCAACACCAAACGGATTCGATAGAATTTATTATGAAATATTTGACCAATGTGTTAGAGGATTAAATAATTTCCATATAAGTAGACTTAAATGGTTTAATGACCCACGATTTACTAACGATTTACAATGGATAAAAATAGAAAAAGATATAACTCACTTCTTTTTACATAGAGACGAATACTTAGATGTAGAAATAGTAAAAAATGTACCAGCGGAGGAGTATGATAAGATGGAAGAACTCGGATACACACCTTATTCAGATTGGTTTGAACAGATGTGTAAAAAACTTAAATTCGATAGACGTAAAATCTCACAAGAGTTAGAATGTGCATTCCTAGGTTCGGGTGATAATGTAATACCACCAGATACTATAGCAACTATAGAAAAAGAAGTAAGAGAACCAATAGAAAAATGGGTAGGTAACGAATTATGGGTATGGAAAGAACCAGTAGAAGGACATAAATATATTATGGGAATTGACGTATCTCGTGGTGATAGTGAAGATTCAACAGGTTTTACAATTATTGACTTTGATGAAAGAGAACAAGTATTAGAATATTTAGGCAAAATTCCACCAGATATCGCAGCAGAATTAGCAATTAAATGGGCGGAGAAATATGATTGTTTTATTGTAGTAGACATTACGGGAGGTATGGGAGTTTCTACTTCTAGAAAACTTTTAGAATTAGGTCATAAAGATTTTTATTATGATGGTGTAAAAAGTGAAGAAATGTGGAGACATAATCCTAAAGCCACAGAAAAGACCCCAGGTATTAACTTTAACAATAAAAGAGCACAGATAGTTCAGGCTTTAGAAGAACAATTACGGACAGGATTTAAAATACGTTCTACTAGATTAATTAATGAATTAAAAACATTTGTTTATATAAATGGAAGACCAGACCACATGAGAGGACATCATGATGATTTAATTATGGCAATAGCAATGTCATTATATGTTGCACAAAATTCTTTTGCAGAATTAAGAAAAAATGTAAACCAAGCTAAAGCAATGTTAGATAGTTGGATAGTAAGAGATGGCGAGAGTAGAGAAAATAATAAAAAGCCTTTAATGGAACCAGCCCATTTAAGACATCAACCACCTTTAGGATTATCAGGTGACCCTAAAAAAGATACCGAGGACTATTTATGGTTGTTCGGAGGATTAAAATAATATAAAAAAAGTTATATGGCATTACCAGGATATCCAGGAAGGAAAAGATGGGGGTCTCACCCACCAGGAAAAAGAAATAGGTCAGGAAAACTACTTAGACGTGCTTTGTACCAAACTGTATATGCATGGACACCGTTTGAACCGGATTTATTTGATAAATCACCTAATAGAATATTTGAAAGAAAAGCTACACCTGATGAAGATTGTTGTATACTTTTAACCAATAATTGTGATTCTATTTATCCGCCATCAGCTATACCTATTACTGTTGACGAATGTGTAACTTATGTAGATGGAGGGACAATAATAGATAAAGATTTATGTTTGGTAACACCTTCAGGAGGGGCATATGTAGAGTGCGATTATGTTGACTAGGAGTTTACAAAATAATATTAATTATTAGATTTATATCAGTATGGCAGAAAATTTAACAATATATCAAAGACTTGGGGCTTTATTTGGTGGTGATAGTGGAGACTCTAACAAACCAGGAACTCCTACATATAATTTTAATTCTAAAGAATTATTAAGAACCACTAATAAACAAGAGTTTGATACAGCAAAACTACAAGCACAACAAACTCAATATTTAACAAACCAATGGAAGAAAGTAGAATCACAACTATACTCCCAAGCTGTATATTATGAACCTACAAGACTAGCAGCGTATTATGATTATGAATCAATGGAATTTACTCCAGAGATTTCAGCAGCTTTAGACATATATTCGGAAGAGGGAACTACTTTATCGGAAAAAGGCCATATGTTAACCATCTATTCCGAGTCTAATAGAATAAAAAGTATTTTAGCTGATTTATTTAATAATATTATGGATGTACAGACTAACTTACCTATGTGGGTTAGAAATACTTGTAAATATGGAGATAATTTTGTTTACCTAAAAATTGACCCAAAACAAGGTATCGTTGGGGTGAATCAATTACCTAATATAGAGGTGGACCGTGTAGAAAAAGGAATGGATTTAAACAAACCTAATACAGAAGATGATGATTCTGCTGTTAAATTTACATGGAAAAATAAAGACATGGAATTTAATACGTGGGAAATAGCACATTTTAGACTTTTATCTGATGATAGAAGATTACCGTATGGGACATCTCAGTTAGAAAAATGTAGACGTATTTGGAAACAGTTATTATTATCAGAAGATGCAATGTTAATATATAGAACTTCCCGAGCACCGGAAAGAAGAGTATTTAAAGTTTATGTTGGTAATATGGATGACAAAGATGTAGAAGCTTATGTACAAAGAATCGCCAATAATTTTAAAAGAGACCAGATAGTAGATAATCAGACAGGTAATGTAGATTTACGATATAATCAAATGGCTGTAGACCAAGATTATTTTATACCAGTTAGAGACCCTAATGCTCCAAACCCAATAGATACTTTACCAGGGGCTCAGAATCTTAGTGAAATTGCTGATATAGAATACATTCAAAAGAAATTATTCGCAGCACTAAGAGTGCCAAAGGCATTTTTGGGTTTTGAGGATGTGGTAGGTGAAGGTAAGAACTTATCCTTACAAGATATTAGATTTGCACGAACTATAAATAGAATTCAAAAATCTATGATTCAAGAATTAAATAAGATTGCTATAATTCATTTGTATGTTCTTGGATTTGAAGATGAATTAGGTAATTTTACTTTAGGATTAACAAATCCATCAACCCAATCAGAATTATTAAAGATTGAACAATGGAAAGAAAAGATAACATTATATAGAGACGCAACTACTGACCCAGGAAGTGGTATATTACCAGTTTCTTCTACATGGGCTAAAAAGAATATTTTAGGATTTTCAGATGAAGAAATAAAGTTAGATTTACAACAACAACGTATGGAAAAAGCGATAGGTGAGGAATTAAATCAAACTGCAACCATAATTAAGAAAACTGGAATATTTGCAAACATTGATAAATTATATGGAGAAGAACAAGCTGAGGAAGGCGGAGAAACACCTGAAGATGAAGCAGCGTTAGGAGGAGATG